GTTAAGAAAAGCGATGTCCCAGCATACCTACGCAAGCAGCAAGGTGAAGAGCCATTGACAATGAAAGACATTGAAAAAGAAAAGTCAGCAGGCAAACTTAGCCATAAAGACACATTGGCTAAGAATCGTGGCGAGACAGACGAAGCCAAAGACGAAGTAGAAAAAGATCCAGAAACAGGCAAAGTTAAAAGTTGGAAGCACACAGGAGACTGGGAGAAATCTGACGATAAAGATCCTCGCGGCAAAGTCACACACATGAGTGATGTTGCTCGTCGTAAATCTGAAAAAATGAATGTACAAGAATTAGCAGAATTTATCACTTCATTCTATGATAAAGATTCAGGCACATTCCCTAAGGGACCAGAAGGTGTTTGCACAATGGTAGGCAAGAAGTTTGGTGATCAGGCAGAAAATGTTGCTCGCAAATTTGTAGAAAGAATGGCTCCACAACAGACCACAGAACAAAATCCAGAATTATCCGAACTAGCTCGTATCAAAGAACTATCAGGCATGTAAGAATTCGTCGGCAGTACTAAAGAAGGGGGCACTTGGTGCCCTTTCTTTTTGGCTAAATGCGTGTCAACAAACGATCAATCTAAAGCGTTATATATGTACGCAGGCAAAATTTGTTTGCGCTTAACATAAAGGAAACTTTAAAATGAAATCAGTAATCGCAATCGTAGCATCGTTGTTCGCAGTATCAGCATTTGCTCAAGCACCAGCCGCTCCAGCAAAGAAAGAAGAAGCTAAGCCAGCCGCAACAGCTCCAGCAGCCAAAGCAGCTGACAAAAGCGCAGCAGCAAAGCCTGCGGATAAAAAAGCCGAAGCTCCTAAGAAGTAATACATTAAGGTTTACTTTACTCAACGTACAGGACGATAACGGATATTGCATTAACGATGAAAGCCTGCACGTTGGGTATCGAAGACCTGTAGTAATTGATTGTGACGAATTGTCGCATGAAGATTACATAAATCTTAGGTTAGCCAATGCTCGTAGATTGGCTATGGCAAAATATAAAGAAGTCTGGGGTTAAACCCAGGCTTTTTTATTTGGTAAAACTAACTCAAAATATTTTAGAAAAAGTTTGACTTTGCTAAATAAAAAGCGCATAATAGTTGTTATGCGAAAGGCATGTAGTAAAAACCATTTTAGGCTTAGGAGGCAAATACAATGGCAACATTAGCAGAAATTCGTGCAAAACTTCAAGAAGCACAATCAAAGTCCACAGGACAATCAACAGGTGGCGGCGACAACGCAATTTACCCACACTGGAATATGCAAGAAGGCAAAGAAGCGGTTATCCGTTTGTTACCTGATGGCAATCCAAACAACACATTCTTTTGGGTAGAGCGTGCAATGATCAAATTGCCATTCGCCGGCATCAAAGGTGAAACAGATTCACGTCCAGTACAAGTACAAGTTCCATGCGTTGAAATGTACAACGATGGTTCAGTATGTCCGATTCTTTCAGAAGTACGTGGTTGGTTCAAAGACAAAAGTCTAGAAGAAATGGGTCGTAAGTATTGGAAGAAACGTAGTTACATTTTCCAAGGCTTTGTAGTTGAAGATCCGATTCGTGAAGAAAAGACTCCGGAAAATCCAATTCGCAGATTTATCATTGGTCCTCAGATCTATCAAATCATTCGTTCAGCGTTGATGGATCCAGAGTTGGACGAGTTGCCAACCGACGCTCTTAAGGGTCTAGACTTCCGTATTGCTAAAACCAGCAAAGGCGGATTTGCAGACTACTCTACTTCAAAGTGGAGCCGTCGTGAGCGTTCATTGACAACAGAAGAAACTGCAGCAATTGAAGCACACGGCCTTCATAATCTTAGTGACTTCCTTCCTAAGAAGCCAAGTGATGTTGAACTCAAAGTCATGAAAGAAATGTTTGAAGCGTCAGTTGACGGTGAAGCATATGACATGGATCGTTGGGGTCAATACTTCAAACCAGCGGGCATGGGTCAGGTAACTGGCGATCCTAACAAGCCGGCTGCAGTCCGTGCTCCGGCAGCAGCTCCTATTGATGATCAAATTGATGACGAGCCAGCGGCTACTGCTCCGGCAGCTACACCGGCAGCATCAGCAGAAGGTGCTAGTCGTGCGCAAGACATCCTTGCCATGATTCGTAACCGTCAGAAGTAATCAAGCTAAAGTAAGAGTGTGGGATGATTCCCACACTCGTCATCATTACAGGAAATCATAATGGCAAAAGCATTTGATATATCAAAATTTAGAAAGTCAATTACTAAATCTATCGATGGTTTAAGTATTGGCTTTAATGACCCAACAGATTGGGTTAGCACAAACAACTATGCACTAAACTATCTAATCAGCGGCGATTTTAATCGTGGCATTCCGTTAGGCAAAGTAACTGTGTTTGCTGGCGAATCAGGTGCAGGTAAATCATTTATCTGTTCAGGCAATTTGGTTAAGAACGCACAAGCACAAGGCATTTTTCCAATCTTAATCGATACAGAAAACGCACTAGATGAAAAGTGGTTGCATGCACTTGACGTTGATACAAGTCCAGATAAGTTGTTGAAACTTAACATGGCGATGATTGACGATGTAGCAAAAACTATTACAGAATTTGTTGCAGAATATAAAACAATGGATGAAGCCGATCGTCCTAAAGTATTGTTCATCATCGATAGTTTAGGTATGTTATTGACTCCTACTGATGTTAATCAATTCCAAGCAGGTGATATGAAAGGTGATATGGGTCGTAAGCCTAAAGCACTAACAGCACTTGTTCGTAACTGTGTAAACATGTTTGGTAGTCTAGGTATTGGTCTAGTAGCAACCAATCACACATACGCTTCACAAGATATGTTCGATCCCGATGACAAGATCAGCGGCGGGCAAGGGTTTATCTATGCCAGCTCTATTGTGGTTGCTATGCGTAAGCTGAAGTTAAAACTTGATGCCGACGGCAACAAGACTACAACAGTACAGGGTATTCGTGCTGCTTGTAAGATTATGAAAACTCGTTATGCCAAGCCATTTGAAAGTGTGCAGGTTGAAATTCCTTATGAAACAGGTATGAGTCCATATAGTGGGTTGGTCGACCTGTTCGAAGCTAAAGGTATGCTCAAGAAAGAAGGAAACAGTCTTGTATATGTGACCAAAGACGGCGAGATTATCAAACAGTTCCGCAAGGCTTGGGAACGTAATGAGAAAGACGGACTTGATATTGTCATGGAAGACATTTCAAAACATGGTGAAACCACCGCTTCAGAGATAACTACTAATGTTGAACCTGAAACGGAGAGCGCAGAATGAAAGAAGATTTAATTGCTGACCTATGGACTGTGATCATTGAACACATTCCAGAAAAACATCGTAAAGACGTTGCCGCAGATTATGTTAATACACTGTTGGACTACGGTGTCAAAGACTCAGTATTAGAAAGTTTGCAAGGTGTAGATCCTTATCTAGACCAAGCCATTGAGTATGCTATCGATGGTGAGGAAATTGAGGAAGACGAAGAAAGTGATTACGACGACGAGTACGAGGACTAAGTGAATTGGTACGATAAAGTTTCAAAGGATATTTCAAACATTCCTGATGCAGTGGCCTATTATGAAACTGAGTTGTTGGCAGCTAAAATAGATTGCAAATTGTCAGGAAGTCTTGAAAAAATCTCAGCAAATATGCCAGGCATTGTTGAAACTAGATTTAATCAACTTCAAGAGATTGAAGGTATTTTAGAATATCTTAATATTGAACTTCGTAGACTTCGTAGTCAACATTTTCGCAAGTACCTTGAAAACTATCAACGTGCTTTATCTTCTAGGGACTGTGAAAAGTTCGTAGAAGGTGAAGCAGACGTTGTAGACTTTGAAAAAATCATCAACGATTTTGCCTTACTTAGAAATAAATGGTTAGGCATTATCAAAGCACTCGATATCAAACAATGGCAAGTATCAAATATTGTCAAACTTAGAACAGCAGGATTAGAAGACGCAACCTTATGAGAATTGTAGTAACTGGCGGTTTAGGGCTAATTGGACACAATGTTGTTAAAAAATTAGAGCAGCAAGGTCACGAAATTGCAGTAGTAGATACAAGAACAAACTACGGTATTATTCCTCAAAGCGAAATTAATTATCTAATTAGTGAACGATTAAAAATAATTAAAACTGATCGATTATATACAATCGATATTGCTGATGTTAGCGGAATCGACTGGTTGTTTCAAAAACACAAGCCCGAACTAGTTATACACCTAGCAAGTTTTCCGAGACAAAAGGTAGTAAATGCAAATCCTTGTTTAGGTTCAAGGACTATGAGTGAAGGTTTACTAAATCTATTAGAGAATTGTAAAAAACATAAAGTTCAACGATTCTTTTATACTAGCAGCAGTATGGTATACGGTGATTTTCAAGACTATGTTACCGAAGACGATATTTGTCGGCCACAGGGTCAGTACGGTATTATGAAACTAGCTGGAGAATGGTTAATTAAAGATTATCAAAAGCACGGTACCGATTATACAATTTTTAGACCCAGTGCAGTCTATGGTCCGCTTGATGTTGAAGATAGAGTTATTTCAAAATTTTTATTAACAGCAATGCGTGGCGGTGTTCTCAAAGTAAACGGAGTAAGTGAAACTTTAGATTTTACCTATGTTGACGATGCAGCCAACGGTATAGTGGATGCAGTACAAGTCGAATCAACAAAAAATAAAATATACAATATTACAAAAAGTCATAGCAAAACACTGCTATCTGCTGCTGAATTGGCAGTTAAATTAGTAGGCAACGGCGCCATTGAGATACGAGATAAAGATGCTGATTTTCCCAGTAGAGGTGCTTTAGATATCACTGCTGCCCGCCGAGATTTTAACTTTGATCCCAAAGTTGATATTGAAGAAGGATTTGAAATTTACTATAATTGGATTAAAAATTCAGAATACTGGAAAAATAATCTGTAATTATATGAGCAGATAAATATCTGCATGAAAACAATCGTTCTTGTAACCGGTGGATTTGACCCCCTACATTCTGGGCACATCGCCTATTTCAAAGCAGCCAAAGCATTAGGAGACACATTAGTTGTTGGTATTAATTCAGATGCATGGCTAACACGCAAGAAAGGTGCGCCATTTATGCCCTTTCAAGAAAGACTAAACATTGTAAAAAATATTGTAGGCGTAGACTACGTTATCGAGTTCAACGATGATGACAACAGTGCTAAGTTGGCAATTAAATTAGTAAAACAAACCTTTCCTAATGACAAGATAGTTTTTGCCAACGGTGGGGATAGAACCAACGACAATATTCCAGAAATGGAAGTTCAACATGATAATCTAACCTTCGCGTTCGGAGTCGGCGGTTTTAACAAAGCCAATTCTAGTAGTTGGATTTTACAAGAATGGAAGACTCCTAAAACTGAACGGCAGTGGGGTTACTATCGTGTACTACATGAAGTTCCGGGCATGAAAGTCAAAGAACTCACAGTCAACCCCGGCAAAAGCCTAAGTATGCAACGGCACAATCTACGTGCTGAGTATTGGATTGTCAGCGAAGGTCAAGCTGTTGTTAACAGAGCAACCCCGTTAGATTTTGAACTAGCCCCGGCAGTATTGGCTCATCACGATCAGCTACATGTTGCAGTACAGGAGTGGCACCAACTTACTAATCCCTACGATCATCCTTTAAAAATTGTAGAGATACAATACGGTGAACAATGCATTGAAGAGGACATCGAACGAAAATGATTCCAATTTTTATCGGGTACGACCCCCGAGAAGCCATAGCATATCATGTATGCTCAAACAGTATCATTAGACATTCTAGTCACCCGGTAAGCATTAATCCACTGGCATTGAATATATTAAAAGACTACGAAGAGAAACACACCGACGGTAGCAATCATTTTATCTATAGTCGTTTTCTTGTTCCTCATCTCATGGAATACAAAGGCTGGGCAATATTCATGGACGGTGACATGTTGTTGCGTGATGATATCGAAAAGTTATGGGCATTGCGAGATGAGTCAAAAGCAGTTATGGTTGTCAAGCACAACTATAAAACCAAAATGTCTGAAAAATATCTCGGTTCTAAAAACGAAGATTATCCTTGTAAAAATTGGTCAAGTGTGATTCTTTGGAACTGTGGTCATCCTGCTAATGCAGTGGTTACTCCGGAGTTTATACAAAATGCCACAGGTGCA